ATAGTTTTTATACCATATAGACTACTACCTGCAACACCATTAATGGTATCAGAACTATCAAACCCGTTTGATCCTTTTGAGAGTGTAACTCTATCTCCTACCTGAAATCCATGAGAAGGATGTACAACATCTACTGTAGGGCTACCAGCAGTAAAGATAAACGGATCTGCCGGGTATCTAGTGTCATCATTAATAAAAGTTTGTTCAGTTAATCTTTTAGCTGGTGGAGCATCAGCATTAAAGACCGCATAACTATTTTGTTGAGTAAACTCTGCTCTATAAACTTTATATGCTAAATCTTTTTCATTATCTGCTCGCCAAGAAGTACCATTTGAAGATTCATAAAATGCTCCTCTTTCAATAGTTGATGAGAAGAATTCTGTAGTAGAGTTGGTAAGATGTTCTCCATTTTTACCAATCCAAATCTTATATTGGTCTGCTGAAGCACCTGTACTGATAACCACTGCTAACAGAGTATTACCTTTAATATATACTGGCTCTCTAAAGCTAAATTTAACTTCAGTGGCGGAAGCAAAGTTAGTATTAGCTGCAGCTGCAACAGTAGAAGCAGGAACTGTTACCTTTGTACCTTGAATAAACTTCTTAGCGCTTGGTGCACCAGATTCAGCGCAAGGTCTTAACTCAATAGAAACAGGTTGAGCTGAAGCGCCTGTTGGCGCTTGAGCAAAAAAAAGACCCACTCCAGTCAGAACAGATCCAACAGGCTCATCAACCACAAATGTCTGTGCTGAAGGATTGAGCTGTTCACTTAATTGTAATTTACCTGACATTTAATTTCTTTCTAAATCGCTATGTTTTTAATATACCGTATTTGCCATCAGATGACATTCTGTATTGGTTTGGAGCCTCAGTTTTTCTAATATGAGGATTAGTGATTCCGTTAGAGTTACCTCCAAAGAAATAATCCCAATCAGTACTGATACTTGGGCCCGTATCATTATCATCATTACCTGGAGTTACTACAGGACCTGGAGCTGGAGGGGGATCATCTTCCCAAACCTCATATTCAACTTCTACATCTACTGTATATTCTTCCATAGAATAATTAATAAACTGCCCAATAGAAGAATATTCAGCAGTAGCATGCGATAATGCATTATTTTTGTTGGCGGTTGAAACATTGATAGCTAAAAGAGGAATACTATTATCTCCTCCATTATAGCTATAATTACTAGATCCTGCACCACATCTCCAGCTATATGTTGGGTTACTTTGAAGGAATAAAACACCTTCTAGTTCACCCGCTGCTGTAGTGGTAAGAGGTGATCCTGTAGGACCTCCTAAGTCTGCAGGAAATTGGGTTTCAAATAAGTACTTATCTCCAGGGTTTCTAAAGATTGAACTTCTAGCTGATGCATTGAAATCATTGATACTAAAACTAGTATTTGCAAAAGTTGTTACATCTCTATTTTGCAAGAAAAGCCAATGATTATCATTAGGTCTTAAGCCTGAAAATTTAAAATAGATAAATCGAGATCTAAATGTTGGATTAAAATCAAATCCGTTATCTATCTCTCTTGTTCTAGATTCTTGTTCGATTTTTGTATTAGTTACCCAGGGCATTATGCTTCCTCGTTCTGATTACCTTGAGAGAGAACTACCGTATCACCCTGTGTAGTAAGTGATTCGTTAAACTCGCCAATATGATTGACATCCACTTCTCTTCTCATTTCATATGTATCTACCGCAGGTTCTACAAACCCAGAACCAATAAACTTAGCAAGCTCAAACCTGTTTACACTTTGATAACCAGTAGCTCTGTTTTGATTAATCATTACTGTCTCTGTAAAGTTAGGCCAAACTGTACTACCGTGCAATCTAACCCCGCTTGATGCATCTGAATCATATTTAAGTCCAATATCTCTCCAATACGACATAGGAGAGAGAACACCTGATTTTTTGTGAATAGTAGCTTTATAATCTTTGTCTCTAGTGTTAGACTGAATATTATTAGTAAATGTATCTCCAGTCATACCCTGCTTCACTCTACCAGGTATAACTGTACGCTCTAATTCAATTTCTGCAAGAGATAATGTTGTAAGCTCTTCAAGGTGTTCTACTCTTCTTTCAACCTGGCGAATATCAGACATTTTATAGCCACGATTATCATACTTAGATTGTATAATATCACGCTCATTTAAATGATAAGGAGCAATAGATACTCTATGTAATCTCATGGATGAAGAAGAAACTCCTTCTGGGTCACTAGGAGATAAACTTGTTACGCCTGTATGAACTTCAATATTACCGTTATCATTAATGGATACTATATCTATTCTTGGTTCCCATATTTTTAATTCACCTACATCAATAGTATCAGTATTACGTGGAACATATTGAATAACTGAGCCTGTACCAGCAAAGTCATCTCCAGTATTATCTTTTACAGATCTAAAATCAATAACATCTGATAGTCTAACTGTACCGCCAGTTTCTAAATTATAATGAGGAATTTGATCATATACTAAATCAGGATAAGAAGCACCACCGGCAAAATAATCTCCAGATGAATGTGTAAAGTAATCAAAAGTAACTACAATATTACCTGACGGTACAGCAGCTCCTCCTCTTAACTTACCAGAACCTACAGTATAAAAGTTATCTCTTTGCCCATTGTCAAAAATAAATCTGTGTGTAATATCCTCACTGGTAGTACTATCTACAACACTCTTAAATTTATAAATGTCATGATATGATAATGTAAAAGATGTACCAGAGAAAGTAATCGTTTGAGTCTGATTAGATACTAATGTCTTAGTTTTTCTTACACCGGTTTTTCTTTCATATCCAAAGAGTCTTACTGCACCATCAGTTAATCCAGTAATAGTGGCTGAACTTGTTGGAGTGCCTGATACACTTGGAGGTGAAATAAGATTGTTACTGTTAGCAACTTCTTCTACAATCCATTGCTCTTGATCAGTAAATGTATTACCACCAGTCGAGAATGTAGCAGAGTTACTCGATGCAGTTGCTGTATACACCTTTCCAACATTAAAAGTAACAGTACCGTCAGTTACTGTGTTAACTCTACCTGGTAATGAAAATAATAGATTGTTCTCTAATTTATCAATTAAATCATAGTTACTATTAATAGCTACAAGATCACCATAGCTAGACGCGCTTGTACCTACGCTACGAGCGTTTCTAAGTGAGTTGGTACCATACATTTGAACATCAAAGACATGTAATCTAAAGTCATTGTCAAACTCATCAATGTTTCTAATTCTTGCTTTACCGATAGCATTACCAGATGTAGCTGTTCCACTATAAATTCCTACAGAATCAAATCCGTTAATAACATCTAAAAGACCTTTTGTATTGGCACCATCGGTTAAGAAGTAGTTACCATATCTCGCTGAAATAAATTCGTTACTTTTAGATGTAATATCATCCACTAAGTTTCTAGGTTTGGCTACTTTAATCGGTGGTAGGTTTTGCTTTTGATATCGTTTACCATTTACAAATGCAGTACCATCAGAGATTTGATACCAAAGATAATCCGAACTATCGGGTTTAGTTGATACGGTAAGATCTAATTTTCCTCGTTGTTCATCAACAATAAAGTTGCCAGTAGTGTCATGTGCTCGATTATAGATAATGCCTCCTAAAGTAGAAAGAACATTGTCAGGCTCTTGCACATTTGTAACATAACCTTGATTAAACTTCATTAAAGGGTAGAAAGTCTTACCGGCTGTTTTATCAGCTTCTTTCTTTAAAGTAAGCGTAATTCTTAATCTATCCGCGCCAGGAGAAGTAATATTAGGAGTAGCTCCAGAATTATCATAAAGAGCTACATTATCAGAAGTATTATAAATCTCTTGGGTTACCTCAAAACCTACAACTCCATCAAACTGTGCATTAAATTTATTTAATATAAGAGATTGCTTTTCAACAAAAAGAATATGACCAGCAGCAAATGTATTAAACTCTGGAATTTCTAAGAACGATGCGTTACCAGTAGCATTTTGAACTTGTTCATCTGTTGATACGCTTAATTCATAAGTAGTAGAGCTAATGGTTGCTGTTAAAGTATCAGCTGGATTAAACTTAACCGATACTGTAGTATCTGTAGAGCTAGTTGAATTAGCATCAATATATTTTACTAAGAGAGTATTATAGGTATCAGTTCCTACAGAACTATTAACTGTAGTAGAAGGTACAACAGCTTTAACTACAGCTTTTACTCCACTTTGGTTAGCAAAAGTTTGTCCAACAAAAACATCATATCCTACAGGAAGAGTTTCGACTCTTACAAAACTGATAGGATCGTTAGCGCTATTAGAAGACCCATAGGAAGTATTAAAGAGACCTCCCGGAGTAAACATAAACTTAGCGATTCGCTCAATCTCTTTTTGAATAATAGTTTGAGACTGAGTAAGCTCTCTTGCCTGTAGTGCTCTGCCGTTATTAAACAGAATTCTATGGTAATGATCGCTATCGCGATAATCATCGTTGTAGACACTAAGAAATGTATTTTCGTTTACGGTAGTTGCCATGATTTATCCTTATAGTCTTACTACAACTTTAATATCTTCTGTTTGAGATGGATCACGAGAGGTAGCTGATTGATTGCTAACAAACAAAACTTCTCCAGTAAATCTATCAACATCCGGAGCAATATTTGCTGAATCAATAGTTAAGCTACCAGCAATTTTACCTGGAATAGTAACAGCTTCTGAATTTACAAATTGAGTAAATCCTGTTTCTTCTGTTTGATGATACCAGATTGTTGAACTATCATCATTCCATACCATATAGGCTTGCGCATCGTTATCAGTACCATAGATAATAGGATCATCATCAAACTCTAACTGATATTCACCTGAAGCTTGCAAATAGTCTCCGTCACCAAATGCTAAGTTAGCTCTCATTTTTTTCAAAGCTGTACCCGCTTCAGCTGTAAATAGAGTGCCATTAGCACTATCTTTAATATTTTTAATTAAACCTATTTGTCTATAGTCTTGATCGACTGGCCAGGTTGGTTTGTTATTTACATTAACTCCACCTGCAGGTTTAATATTAAACATTAGAGATGTTGATCTTAAGTCTCTTCTTGCATCAGCACCAATTCCACTGGCAGGTCCAAAGACAGGAGCAATAACCGCGTTTGTACCACCTGCCTGTAATGTTGCAGCGCTAACACTTACATTAGCATAGTTATAACCTGTTCCCTGGTTTGCTGCAAAGGTAATTGCTGCAGCATCTGGACTATCTCCTACTTCTACAGCTGCTATAGAGTTATTAATCGGATTTAGGATAGCATATGCTTTTGCGTTAGATCCGTTACCTATAATGGATAAAGCAGGACCAACTTTAATACCTGAACTGTGAACTGTTCCTGTATAAGGACCTCCAGGCGTAACTACTCTGTATCCAATAATTTGACCAGGTAATGCTGCATTTTGTACTGATAGCTGACTAAATCTAGGATCTGTAGGTGCAGCTGAATCAACAAACTCAACCGGCATAAAGTTAGATGTTAAGAAGTTGTTAGCTGCAGCAGTTGTAATTGTATAAAGATATTTCCAGATATAACCATCTGTCTCTGGAGTTAAAGTGTTATCAGTATGATCTGGCTTTACAGTAGAAGTTTTAGGAGTACCATCACTGTTCTTACCCTTACGAAGACATACATATACTTTATTTTCATCTGTTCTTACATAGTAAGTAGTCTGAGGTTGCCCCGCAATAGCATCACTGTATTGATAATATTCTTTGTTAGCTGACCAGTCATAATCTGGACCACCAGGTACAACAAAAGAAAGATTCTCAGCTGCTTTTACAGATTGAAGATTATATCTAAACAATCTTTCTTCTCTATCAGTATTATCTGCAGCAGTAGTATTAGGTACCACATCGGTTTGCGCTGCAGCTTGCCACTGTTGAGATCTACCAATACCAATATAATAATAGTTGTTAGAATCGCCTAGATTAGCTGTATTAAACTCATCAAAGATAGTCTGAGCTAATTGTAGTTTAATTTTATCTGTAATTATCGCTGCCATTGTTATGCCCTATTAAGAAATTGTATAGCCTTCACCACCTATGACACTCCACTGAGAGCCATTCCAAATAATCATAACTGTATCATTTGGTGATAGTGCAATACTAGTTCCTTGAGAAAAATTAGTTGGAGTAACCGTTGTTGTATTAGCTCCATCATGAGTAAATATTTTTACTTCACCTATTGTTGTTCCATTATCTACAGTAGCAACAATATTAGCTGTTGCTGTACTTTGAATGTAGCTTACGTTTTCAGATACAGTGCTAGTAGAACTAATAGTACCACTTATATATGCAAGCTTGCTAACTCTAACAGATCCAGAACCTTTAGGATTAAGTTCTAGATTGATATTCGTATCAGAAGAACCTACTGTAGAGATAATAGGAGAATCAGGAGAAGCTTTACTCTCTACTCTTATTCTATTTCTAACATTAGCCGTGTCAGTGAACGACAGCACAGGATGGCCGTTAGAGTCAGCTAACCATTCTTGAACATTAGCTCTCTTAAGATTAGGAAGATTTAATGTTTTGTTACTAAGATTCTGAGTATCTGTTGTTCCTACAACCACTCCGGTAGGAATAGTTTTACGGCTAGCAGAACCGTCAATAACCCCTGAAGCATTAGAAAGAACAAAACTAGATGTGGCGATACCAGAAATAGTATTGTCATCTGCGCTTAATGTTTTATTAGTTAAAGTCTGAGTAGCTGCATCTACCACTACGCTACCTGCCGTTGCAGGAAAATCAATACTAATATTAGAAGAAGGATCTGCAGCTCCAATATTTGTTAGAAAGCTGCTACCAATGATAGAGATGCCACTATCAGTAAGTCTGGTTACATTACCAATAGTTGCACCACCGAACTGGTTATACAACTCTGTAAAGTTATTGTTTATTTTATTGCCAGCAGCGCGCAGAGTATCTCCTGTACCGTCATTAGCGGCCGAGCCAACATTAACTACTTCTTGAACCATATCTATGCCTTAATTGATTAACATTATTTATATAGGTAATTAACCTAATTAGCTGAATCATATTGAGTATCGTATATACCTTTATCAAATGTTGATGTATACGTTTTAGGTAGACTTGAGCTTGAATCTTCATCAAACGTGACGACCTGAATAACATCCGAATCATCCATAGTAAGTGAGTTTGGTGATAACAATTCTGCCATTGTGTAATTGCTAACACTGCCAATTTGAGCATCAGAGGCAATGCTCATAAACGTATCTACATCTTGACGATGAACTGTGAACACAGCGTCACCAGGATTAAGCAACGTAATATCTTTATCTGCTCTAATATCAAATGCTGCGACAACCTGGATAGATATAAACTCTGCTGGTTTTTTACCAACATCATCTTGCAATACCGGTAAAGTATTAATATTAAATGCTTCAATTAATAATTCTGATCCGATAAAAAATCCTGCTGGGTGTACAAATAGTTTATATGTATCTAACCATTTACCAACCGGAACTGTACTTTTTATAAGTAATGATAGTGTCTGATACAGTTTATCATTAGTAATGTATTTTAAAGACTCAGGACCAATATTAGAGGCTTGTTCTTTTATTTGTTGTCCTGCGCTGTTGATACTGTCTTTCTCAAGATCAATGGCAGGACCTACTCTAAAGACGTTATTTTTTGGGTATGTTACTTCTGGATCTACTCCAAAGAAACCTCTAAAGAATTGCTCAATACTGTATTTTGTACCTTTTGATCTGTAAAGAAAGTTAGAAAACTTTACAGCTTCTCTCTTATTAATAAACCCTCCAAAGTATGCTTCTCCTAATAACAGCTCATCTTCTAAAAAAGATAGTTGTGCTTTAGGTATTGAGGTAGCATCTTTAGTAGAATATATTCTATTTAAAATACCGTTAGGGTTAGAATCTTTTTCCATCCACTCATAGTATGATTCAAATAATTCTATTAAATTAGGATTAGCTTGAACTATATGATCAGGCAATACCTTTTCAATCTCAGCTCTATGAAAAGGAAGAGCTTTCCTGTTATTATCAAGTAATGTTAAATCTCTTTTATGGGTCATTAGTTAAGAGCATTCGTTGATACTGCCTTAGTTGTAGATGCATCTGCATCATAAACTAGAAGGTCGTTTCTTGTTGGAGTAATAGCGCTTTGATTAGCTGGTACTGCAGCAAGTTTAACATATGTAAACCCGCCAATAATAGATTGAGGATTAAAATAATTAACTGTAGCAGTTCCTAATACCGAATCAAAAGAGCCAATATTATCCACTACTACTTCAGCTCCTGAAACTAAAACAATTTGTAAGTCATTACTAGAAAGCTTGTTTTGAATCTTACAAGTTTTATTATTATATACAAAACTACTACTTGAGATTATATATTCGTCATCATCTGTAGTGGCTATTGATACAGGAAACTTCATAGTTTGAGATGTAGAGACAGAAGCACTAAGTAGTTCTGTTCTTACAGTATTAAAGTTAGATGAGGTAGCATATTTGTTGTTAATTAAAAATGTAGCTGCTTTATCATGCTGATTAGAAGTTACTAAATTTACAACATAATTAAGAGTTACCGAATCATTAGCAATTCTATTGCTCGTAAGATTGTTTATAACAGCTATAAGATTAGGAGAAGAAGGAACAAACCGTTGTTGCATTCTAATATTAGCTCTACTAGAAAGAACAGCAGAACTTACATCATCTACTAATGTAAGAAGATTTGATCTTCTAAATGACTGACCAAAACCTCCTACTGTATTTGAAAAATAATTACTAATAGTTTCCTTAACACTTGAAGTAATTGCATTTAACGTCTGATCTGTAAGGGTAGAGTTAAATTGGAAGAAAGTGTCTAGCTCAATAAATGTAGTAACCGGGTCTGCAAATCTAATATTAAACCCTGATATGGCTACCTGCTCTGCTAGACCTTCAATATCAATCTTAGTAGAAGCTTTGGTTGCTTCATCTACATCATCTTCAAACAATATAGAGGTAAATACAGCTCCAAACTCTGGCTCTAGAGCATCTTGACCACCAAAGGTAGTAATATCTTTAATTAGTGTAGAATACTGCTTTAAAATTAGAGATGTGTAGTCGGTTGCTGTAACCATTCTATTTTGAGTAGCATATTGGAAAGGTGCATTCTTTTTAATCGAAGCAATGCTCTCCTTATCGTCTCCTCCGGTAGAATTAGTAAATGTAGTAGTGTTCAACGATACCGTAATATTACCTGCAGTAAGTTGAGATACCGGAGCAAATGATGTAGCTCCATTTGCTACCTGTCCGTTGGTTGAGATATATTGGATCTCAATTCTATTTCCAGCTACAGGAGCAATACCAAATGTTTCTCCGTCACCGAATGACAGTTCAAAATTACCGTTAGGGGATTCTCTTAAAATGTATATTGTAGTTCTAGAACTAATACTTCTTGATTTTACAATGTTAGAGTATGTAGAAAAATCATTACCTGTGGTATCTTTGTATACCTTTACAATAGCGGTATCTGCATCTAAGTTAGGGTCAGGAATAATGTAAACAGGATTGTCAATAACTTCACCTACTAGGAATGTTTTTGTTTTTACATCCCCCTCATATACAGTAATTTGATTTGATCCTGCTGCAGTTTTAAATTCGTAAAACCCTGTCCCATCATCTTCTGCTTCTACGGATTCAATTGTAGAGAATGTATATGTTACATCATCTACTTCACTAGTAAATTTTGTATAAGCTGGAAGAGTAATCTTTTTTGTTCTTGTTGTATCTGTACTAGTAAAATAAATTCTTATCTTTGCCTGAGAGGAAGTTTTAGTATCTGGAACATACCCTAAACCTTCTGATAAAGATACAGCAGAGCTTCTTAGCTGAGCAGTACTTAGATAAGATTCATTTAAAGCAAAATTAGCTATAAGTCCATTTATGTGAGTGTTATATGCCAACACATCAAGAATATTAGAAAGAGCAGCACCCTCGAAGTTATAATCTTTGAATTCATCTTTATTAGCTAGATAAGATTTTAAATTATTTTTTATATTATTAAAATCTAAAGCTGTTGATTTTATAGTTGTTGACATTTATCTTAACCTTGAAAGTGTTGTAGATAGAGTAACTTGCTCTCTTGAATTTACTACCTGAAAAATTATTGTAACATTTACTGAATTGTAATCAGGCTGTGTTTCGACTTTTATATCTTGTATCTGCGCTCTAGGCTCATATACTTCAATAGACTCTTTGATAGTTCTTTTTAAAGAAGCTGTAGTTGTACCATCAGCCATTTCAAAAAGCATGTTAGCAACATTACCTCCAAAGAATGGTTGAAACGGTTTTTCATAATGATTAGTAAGTACAATGTTTTTTACGGATTGCTTAACCGCTGCAGCATCTACTTTCTTATAGATCTCACCATTAGGTTTAGCAGTAAACGATATATCAATATCAGAAAACTTTTTTACTCTGGAAACAATAATACTTGTCTCCAGGTTTCCGTCTTCTACTGATAAAACTCGATTTGTCATTTTAGCCTGTTTTTTCTTTATTTATATGGTTAAGGAGCAGCATTTGCTCGAATATATTGAAACCAGTAACCATCTTGCTCTCGAATACTACCTACTTCTCTACCAGCAAAATGAGTATTATCATAACTCCAAACTCTACGAGTTCCTATATCAACATGAAGGATGGTGTCACCAAATCCAAATCCTTTAAACCCAGCTTTAGTAGCTGCTGCAATAAGCTTATCTTTTTGAGCATTACTCATTCCAACAACGCTGATATCTAATGCTTTTCCAAACCAATGCTGATTAGTACCATTATCTACAGTAGCAACTTTTCTTGTAGTACCAGCTTTAGGTAATGCATCATTTATGATAAGCTTACCACCGTAGTATTGTTGCATGAGAGTGTATTGATTAGCTAATAATGCACTCATGTTATCTACCGCTCCTGGAGCGATACCTGGATGAGTTTTATCACCTTCTCTTTTTATATGCGGTTTCAAGGCAGTACTTAAATTTATTCCATATTGCCCACCAGTAGAAAGAACGCCATCAAACTCAGACTCAAATCTACTTTGAGGTAACACTTCTACTAAATCTCCTGAGGTAAGATCGTTGTAGTTAAATTCTGTTTTAACCTTACGTTTAAAGGTACCTATCCAGTTTTTATCAATCTCTGGAAGTGTAATAATAATTCTACAAGAGAGTTTTTCTTTACCTGTATTAGAGTCTATATCGACAGTGTCATAGGATAGAATTAACTCATCATACACAGCATTGTCTTTTAAAAATATAGCAACATCAAAAGCTCTTTGATTATTCGACGTCCCACTATTATCAACTACATTGTATACTACAGTACGGCCTTTTAATTTCAAATCGTTTAAAGAACCTGAAGTGATAGTCTCTGAAGGACCTGGCTTGTAGATACTTTCTGCTACTTCAAGATTTACATCTTTAAATTCTGTTTTATTATCCTGTACTAATTTTATAATGCGAGCATGAATATACAAATACTTTGCAATTTCTACTCTTACTGCTTGATCTCTAATAAAGTCTATGTTAGTAGGATCATCAGTACCTAAGAACTTAGAGATAGTAATACCATCAATAAGTTTAGTTGATGCGGTTATTTGTTTTTGTCTGTAAGGGTTATATTCCTCTTCAGGTAAAATATGAGGATTAGCTCTTTTAGGTAGAAAAGCAGATAGTTTATTCTCTGTCTGAGAACCGATACGATCAAACTCTGAATGAGAAGAAACTGGAGTAGCGTCTGAAGAGATAATTCTACCTGTACCTTTTGGAATAGGAGCATTCCATTCTCTACTAATTACCCCCTCAGCTAGTAAATGAGATACAAACGATGAGTTACTTCTATTAGAAGCATCTCTAAGACGAGATCTTGCTTTGTCTGGAGTAATTTCTGAATTAGATATACCTCCAGTGTCGACACTTCTATCGAGATAATTTTTAATAAAATCGCCTACGTCAATCTTAACTCTGTTGATACCCCCTGATGATTTTGTAAGATAATCATTAATAATAGAATCAGTTGGTTTAGTTATAGCAGGAGTAGCAGTATTAGTAATAGTTCCTGCTGAACCAACCCCTCCACCAGTACTTGGATCTGCATAGTTCTGAGACTGAGCTACTGTTGCTGTAGTAGCAGTTCCATCTAAATCACCATGAAAGGTAGGAGCAGTTACTCCCTGTTCAAATATAGCTCCCTTACCAGAGAATACCATATTAGGATTACCAATAGTACCTGACTTAGCTGTTACCGCCATAGAGTTAGCAAATTGGTTCATATTATTAGAAGATATTGTTAGTTTATCTTCAGCAGTAATTTTAGTGTTACTGCTTGTAGAATATCTTGCAGAGCCTTCTACTCTGTTAATATA